TAAAGCATACACCCAAAAGGGTGTTTTGCTCTATATTCCTCCATAGCTCAGTCGGTAGAGCGCATGACTGTTAATCATGATGTCACTGGTTCGAGCCCAGTTGGGGGAGCCACTAAGAAAGTCAGTAATTAAGCCAAAAACGGCTTATTTACTGGCTTTTTGCTTTGTTTACAACATTTTTGATTTTCAAAATTATTCACCTCTTTTTATGCCTTTTGATGTGTTATACTACAGATAAACTACAGATTTTCCGTAATAAAAGCCGCCCGAAATGTAATCGGACGGCTTATGTTATGCAAGTAATTTGATTGCGTTGTAGAGGGTGTCAACCTCTTGTATAATGTAGTGGTCAATATCAACTTTGTAATCTGTATGGCCCATAAGTGCGATAATATCTTCCTCTCTCGCACCTGCCGCTGACATACGAGTTGAAAAGGTTCGACGGCAAGAATGCGGAGTGAACTCATCACCTAAGCCGAGAGCCTGCATCGCCGGTCGGAAACAATATTTCAAGAAATAATCCTTGTTCATCGCTTTGCCAAACTCTGAGCCTTCGTGTGTTCGACAGAAGATTGTTTCACCTTTATTGTTTATACAATTCTCAACCAATTTTAAAATCTTAGGGTGGATAGGAACAACACGATTTTTGCCGGCATCTGACTTTATGCCTGCGATAAAGTAAGGTATTCCTTGCTCACTTACATGGTATTGGTCAGTTGTAAGTGACAAAAACTCAGTCACTCTAAAATTGAGGTAGCACATTATATAAACATAATCGGCATAAGGCACTTTACCTATGTTTTGTCTGATAAGCTCAAGCTGCACATCGGTAAAGCGTGTAGCGTTTACCTCTTCGGGTTCGGGTAGTTCTATAAATGTGCCGTAGTCTTTGTTTACAATGTCCTCCTGCATAGCGAAATTGTAAAGGCTTGTAACAAAGCATTTAATCTTATGTAGTGCCGAGTATCCTAAGCCCTGACAGATTTTAGGTGTGTCAGTAACTTTATAGGTGCCTTTGCCATTGGGTAAGAGATATTTTAATTTACCGCCAGCGCCGACCTCGTGATGCGGATTGTCATAATAATCCACTATATATTGATAATCTGATGTGCGTAAATCCCTAAATTTACGCTTATACAAGGGCTTTAGCTTGATGTAGGCACTGGCATAGTTGCTTTTTACGCTGTCGCCGAGTTTTTTATACGCTTTGGTTTTTACCCATTTGTCATGCAACTGCTCAAGTGTCATGTTGAAGCCATTGACAGGATTGTACTCGTAATCTTTGAGTGCGTTTTCTGCCTCTCGCTTTGTGGCGAAAGTGCCTAAATAAACTTGCTTACCTGTGACACTGCTTGCAGCGGCATACGGTTTTGATATGTTGTCTTTGCGTATGTAGATACTGCCTGTACCCTTTGTTCTGCGTCTGTTTTTCGGTTTGTCAGCCGATTGGTTTTTACCGCAGTAAGGACAAAATACAAAATCGTCCTGCAATTCTCGGTTACACCGTCGGTTTATACATTTTTTCATTTTAACGCTCCTAAAAATGGGCGCAAAAATCCCCTGCAAAATATTGTAATTTTCGCAGGGTTGTGGTACAATATTATTGCTTGATTAGTACCATTGCACCCTTGTGTAGTGGTTTCCGCCCTGTCCTGCGCCAACAGGTCAGGGCGGTTTTATTTTTGCTTATTTTTTATTTAACCTTTTTGCTTACAAGGTTCATTTTTACAGTGCTACCAAAATTATCACTATCAAAGTATCTCAAATCAGCTCCTACCGTTGACGGATTAAAGTTTTTACAATTATCTATGCTGACTTCAATCATTCCCTCGCTGTGCGCTGAAATTGGATCGCTACAAACGACTTGGTTATAGCTCCTTCCGTCTAATATGACGGTGTCGGCTTGTATGGTTATAGATTTATCCATTTTATTTTTAACATAAAAATGAACATCAGCCTCATCATCTGAATAAGGATATTTTTCCGTGTCACTATAATATATGGCTATATCGCTATCAGAATAAAGTTCAGTTAAAGTATCTTCAAATTCTGTAGGCTTTTCGGTGGGCGGTTCTGTTTCATCTTCAAAATCATCATAACTATCAATTACAATCGAATCAATTATTTGTTTTTCGTATCTATCAAAATTTGGTGATTGCTTGTCACCGTCGCTATTAAAAGACATTAAATATAAATAACCGTCTGTAATAAAAATATAAGAATTGTAAAACTTATCATTCCCTTCTTTCTTACATTTAAAAGTTCTGTGGAGGGTTTTGCAACCACACATATCAATAATTTCCTTACTCTGCTCTTTGTAGTTATCATAAGTTTCTTTGTCGGATTTTATCAGTTCATCAATCAATGTGTCATCTAACTTTATTTTATCGGATTCGAGTTTTGTACATCCAACAAAAAACAGCTCATCAAAAATATTATAATGATAATGGTGGCTACCATCGGACTTTTTGGTTTTCCAACTGTCGGGAACCTGATAGCCAACTGTCCCCATGTAATATTCAGCCATTTCAGAATACGCTGTTGTTTCTTCCTCATAACTATAATAACTATCTTCTGTTGTTTGCTGAATGGTAGTTTCTGTTTCTTGTGAGATAGGTTGGTTAACTTGCGAAATAGCCGTTACGACAACGGCGCATAAAATCAAAGCTATCAGCAAAGCAATGTAAAAATGTGGAGTGCGATATATAGGCTTTTTTTCAGTCGTTTTTTCAGCTTCTCCCGTAGGGCTGAATTTGTTTTTTTGATATGTATGGCATATCGGGCAAAATACTGAATTATTCGGTATGATGTTACCGCAACTTTCACACTTGCAGGGTTCTGTGTTTTTAGATTCGTCGTCTTTAAACAGAGCAACCTGTTCAATCTTTGTTCCGCATTCGTTGCAAAACTTTGAACCGGCAGGAATCTCAGCACCGCATTTTGGACATTTCATTTATAAATCCTCCTCTTTTTGATATATATATTGACAAAATATATATCATATACTAAAATAATATTAGAGAGGTTCAGACTTCTCACTATTCCTATTTCTCCTACCATAGTTGCCGCTATGGTAGGTTTTTCTTTTTGTTGATAAAATCTGAAAATTGCTCTTTTACCCGTCTTTCAAGCGGATGTAGGTAAAAAGCGTTTCTGCGTTCGAGCTCTGCCATTCGTTCAGCCCTGTAGGTCGCCGCCTCAAAGCTAATATCACATAAATTTGCGATTGCAGCGGCATTTGTTGCGTGTAGCTCATGGAGTACACAAGCTGGAGCTAACAAGTCCCGAGCAAATACATTTGCCAAATGTTCGGCATCGTCGGTTATTACAAAACCTTTACCATTTTTAGCAAACAGATGCCCTAAAAAGATATGCCCGAGTTCGTGGGCAATTGTAAATCTACAACGCTGGGGAGATTGCTCATCAGCATAGACGATGTACAGCTTATCATCTTGCATCAAAGTTATTCCGCTCTCATTTTCGCTTAGCAGATTGACCGCCGAATTTTTTAATAAAACAATATCAGATTGTTTAGCTATCTGACTGACTTTAACAGGCAGACTGTTTATATTATAATCAATCAAGCATTGCCAAGAGGCATTGCGTGCCTGTTTGTATTTACCATAATTCAAATTTCATCACCTCATAGGTAGTGTAACCTATGGGGTGTTTTTTATTATGTAATGCTTATAAGTCTGTATCGTCAGGCTCAAACTTACTGAGATCAGGAAGATTAACTATTTCTATAGGCTGATTGTTGCCGTCACTTCGTGCGGCTTTCACCGTTGGTATCAATATTTCATCTTCCACACCGAGCAATCTATCGACTGCAGGTTGCATTTCGGGGTTATTTCTGTATGCGATTATAAGTTTCTTTTCTTTGTCTGATGTTTCAAAAGGTAGTTTAACCGCATTGCAATTTTGCAAATCATTTATGCTAATTCCCAAACCTGCACAAATTTTAATCACACTATCAACAGCAGCTCCACCAATAGAGCCGTTAAGCATAGATCTAAGTGTGCTGTATGGTATTTCAATTTTTTCGGCAAAGGTTTTTACACTAAATCCTTTGTCACTTATTAACTGTTTTATGTAATCTTCTCTTGTCAAGTTAATCACCCTTTACTATTACTGATTGTAACACGCTGTTTATGAAAAATCAATACTAAAATGCGAAATTTCGTAAAAATATTTTTAAAAATCCGTTGACAAGTGCGAAATACCGTGTTATATTTAATATAGAAACACGAAATATCGCATTTAGGAGGTGAAAAATCGTGTTTGACAAAATCGAAGTAATCATTTTTGAAAAGAAAATGAAAAAGAAAGAAGTTGCCGAGAAAATGGGAATTTCATACGGACAGTTCTGTGCAAAAATGCGTGGGGAATATCCATTTACGCTTGATGAAGCTCTCCGCTTAAAGTCGGTTTTACAAACTGATTTATCTATCGAAGATTTATTCGGTTCGGCGGCTTGATTTTTCTGAACACACAAAAACAGCTTAAAGAAAGGAATGATAAAAATGATTGATTGTTCAAAAACCGAAAATTATTTCGCTGAAAAGCTGAGGATGACGAAAAGAACAAGAAAAGGGTTATGTAAAATTGATTGTTCCGTGTGTCCTTTATGCAGTGAAAATAACGGGACATCCGGTCTTGTTTCGTGTACCACTTTTGAAATGCTTAACCCTGAAAAAGCAATCGAAATCGTTCAGAAGTGGAGTGACGAACATCCTCGGAAGACTTATTTGAGTGAGTTCTTGAAGAATTATCCGAATGCTCAGCTTAGAACAGACGGAACACCTAAAGGTGCATGTCCGTACAACTTAGGACTGATGAGTCTGAATGATTGCAGAAAAAACGGTAACTGCGTAAAATGCTGGAATCAGCCTATTGAGGACGGTGAAGAGTAATGGACTTAGAAAAGGTTGCTATAATGCGACTTCGTGACGGAGCAGAAATAAGTAAACGCTACTATGATAAACCGCTTATGCTTTGTTACTCAGGTGGCAAAGATAGCGACATTATTTTAGATTTAGCGATTAAATCGGGTATAGACTTTGAAGCTCAACATAGTCACACAACGGCTGATGCTCCCGAAACAGTTTACCACATACGCAATAAATTTAAGGAGTTGGAATCTAAAGGCATAAAATGCAACATTGATATGCCAAGATACAAGGGCAAGCCGACATCTATGTGGTCACTTATAGTGCAAAAAGGTATTCCACCCACAAGGTTAGTAAGATATTGTTGTGCAATTCTGAAAGAAACAGGCGGTAAGAATCGTGCTATTGCCACAGGAGTGCGAAGAGCCGAAAGCACGAAAAGACGGTCGAAGGGAATAATCGAAACTTATTCTTCTAATCTGTCAAATAGAATTGTCCTTAACAATGACAATGACGATAAGAGGCAGATAGTTGAGCATTGTCAGTTACAAGGGAAGATAATCTTCAACCCTATTTGTGATTGGTCGGATAGTGATGTTAGGGAGTACATCAACCAAGAACACATTAATCTTAATCCGTTATACAGTTGTGGATTTGACCGTGTTGGATGCATTGGCTGTCCAATGGCAAGTAAGAAGAGATTTGCGGAATTTGCACGATATCCCAAGTACCGAAATTTGTATATAAGAGCATTCGACAAGATGCTTGAAGTGAGAAAGCAAAGAGGCAAAGCTACACAACACGCTAATGGACTTGAGGTTTATCACTGGTGGATGCAGGATGGTGTTTTACCGGGGCAATTAAGTTTTGACGGAGAGGATTGGTGAAGAGCGATGATTGAAAAAGAATTAAAAATCCGTGATTTTTGCGGTGACTATGCTTTGGATATACCGTTCGCAGACGGTAGTGTAAACACGATATACTTTAATTCAAAACGAAATGCCGAAACAGTTAAGCATATTATCGAAGTTGACGGTAGTAAACCCAATCATGCTACGGTGTGTGAAATGGAAGAAATCAGGCACGGAAAGTGGGAATACGACAGCGGGGATGTCGGTTATGCAAATTATTTATGTTCTGAGTGTAAAAATTTTCTCACTTTTCACGAGGACATTGATTTGTATCCATATTGCCCTTATTGCGGTGCAAAAATGTACAAGGAGGGAAACAATGCCTTGTAAAAAATGCGGATTGCAATACTCAAGTTATTGCGTTGATTGCGTATATGTAAAAGCAGGACTTAACTTAAACAATGAAGAATATCACGAGATTTTGAAATTATGGAATGAGCAAGAAAGGGGGAGCAAGAATGAAAGCCCATATAACTAAAGAACCTGCTGACATATGTGAGTATTATACACAAGATTGTAATATATCTTTTCTCGCTATCGTTACATATCACCCACCTAAGAATAGTCATAGGAACGCACCTTGTCCTTGTGGAAGCGGAAAAAAATATAAAAGATGTTGTTTGATAAAGGAGAACAGGCAAAATGACAAACTTTGAAAAAATCGGCACTTGTACGATCAATATAGATTTGAGGTGATAAAAATGCTCTCAAAAATTATGATAAGCCGTAATAAAAAGAAAAAGGCAATGCCAAATCGACAATTGCCCTTTGAACACCCTGCTTATCCTATTCAGAGTGATTTTTATGAAATTTCTTTAGAGAAATACGACGGAGAACTACCGATTCATTCGGTGCGAATGTCTTTCGTACTTCCTTATGACGATTGGTGCGAATTTTCAAAGTCAAATCTTTACAAACATTTTCAGGAGTATCTTCTGGAACTAAAAAAACGAGATAACCTGCATGTGAAGAAAGCATTGGAAGATTTATAGGCAAATGTTCGTTGTAAGTTGGAATATAGTTGACTTTACCTCTTGTAACATATTCACAAGCAAATATTTCAAATGTATAAATGCTTTCGTTGTAAACTTCATTATCAAAAACAACTTGCAAATCGGTAATGGTAATTGGCAGATTGGATTTATTATTCGTTTGATAATGTAAAATCAGCTTTTTCTGACCCATTACATACGGACGAAGAATACACTCTTTTATCTGAATTTCTAAATTGATTCTGCGTGACAGCAAATATTGAATTAGATTTATCAGAGAAATCAAAAAGCCTAATATACCTAAAATTCCACTAATTACAACCCACATAACAATCAACTCCTTTGCTTGATTATAACATCAAAAAGTTCAATATACAACAAAAATGAGGTGATTAAATGAACGACAAAATCCTTATCAACCCTAAAACAAATCAGGAGTACAGAGATGTACCGCCGACCGTGGCGGCTGAATATCTCGGAGTTGCTCTCAATTATGTTTATGAAGGTTTAAAAAAACAAACCCTGCCTATCGGTTCAGCCGTACAGAGCGACAAAGGACGCTGGAGCTACAACATACCGGTTGACCGGCTAAAGGCCTATGCAAGCGGTGCAGATATATCATTGCTTACCGCCCTGCTCAACAAATTGCTCGGCAGCGGCAACGCAATCGAAAGGACGGCGTAAAAATGATAAATTCGCCGTGCTACGGCTGTCAGAGACGGACAACAAGATGTCATACAGATTGTGAAAAATACCTCGCGTACAAATCAAAGTGCGACAACCGCCGAGCCGAACGCTCTAAGAATTATGACTTTTTTAATTACATCAGTCATAAAATCGACATCCATACGAGATGTCGCAAATCAAATAAATGAAAGAATAGGTGAATATATGGAAATCATTGCAAATAACCGTGCAAATAACCGTGAATATATCGCTTTTAAAGACTTGAAAAAAGGCGATATTTTTGTATTAGCCTCAGATGGCAAATGGTACATAAAAAACAACGATTTTTATGCAGTACGACTTTCAGACGGCGAAACCGTTGAGCCGAATTTCACACCTTTACTTTGCGAAGTCAAAGATTGCGTGCTCGTAGAAAGAGAAATCTATACAGCATTAGCTGAAAAGGAGCGTGTATAACAAATGTGGCATTTAAGAAACTACGAAACCAAAAGGTCGCTCAGAAAAAGTACAAGCACTGTAAAGAACAGCTTGAATATACCCGAAAGAGCCTCAGCACTAAAAACGATGAACTCGAAACAGCACACAGCGACATTGACTTTTTTAAGGTCAGAATCATCAAGGTACTAAATGAAGTTAATAAACTTTGTGAGGGTAACAATCTGTTTTTACCGCCTGAGATTGAACGCATACAGGTTGAGCTTGCGGTTACAGATGTGATTGACGTTAAAGAAACCTCCAAAGGCTTTATTTGCGTAGCGGTTGAGGAGTGCAACCGATGAATTTTACAGGCAAAGAAAAAGACCGTTGATTGCTTGCACTACAATCAACGGTCGGCAAATAACACAAGGCTATCTGCGTACAAATACAGTCCAACGTTATTATATCAGATAACCTTGCAAAAATCAAGGAGATTATATAAATGAATAAAAAATCTAAATTACAAATGATACCGACTGACAAACTGCACCCGCACCCCGACAATCCAAGAAAGGTTATCGGCGATGTTTCAGAACTTGCAGAATCTATCAAAGCAAACGGTATCTTGCAGAATTTGACCGTAGTGCCAAACGATGATAACTGGGATGATTTTACCGTTATCATCGGGCATCGCAGGCTTGCAGCGGCAAAGCAGGCAGGATTAACTGAACTGCCGTGTGCGATTGTTGAAATGACAGAGAAAGAACAGCTGTCAACGATGCTCACAGAGAATATGCAAAGGTCAGATTTGACGGTGTATGAAGAAGCAAAGGGCTGTCAGCTGTTGCTCGACCTCGGTGATACGGTCGCAGAGGTTGCCGAAAAGACAGGCTTTTCGGAAAGCAAAATAAGGCGGAGAGTAAAACTCTGTGAGCTTGACGAGGAATCATTCAAAGAAAGCCAGCTCAGACAACCCACATTGGCAGACTACGAGCGTCTGAATCAGATTAAGAATATTGAAGTAAGAAACGAATTGCTTAAATCAATCGGAACGAATAATTTCGATAATCTTTTGTATTCTGCTGTTAAAAAGCAGGAGACCGATGAAGAAAAAGAAAAAATTGAAAAGCTCTGTCTTGAACATGGAATGATTAAAGCGCAGAAACATGACGAAATTCCAAGCAACTACGAATATACGGGATTTTTTGCGCTCAAAGATTTGATCGGTAAAGACTTTGCGGACGGCAGGAAAAGATATTTTTATTTTGGTTACGGCTCAAACATTTATATTTACGCAGAAGCATTTGAAAAGCAGGAAAAGATCGATGCCGAAGAAGAAAAGCGAAAGCTTGAAGAGCAGAGATGGGACGAGCTTGTTGAACAGGCGGAAGAAACAGACGAACGCTGTGAGGCTCTCAGAAGAGGCTTTATGCTGGATACGAATTTCAATGACAACAACAAGAAGCAGGAGCTTGTGAAATTTATAGTCGCCCAAGTGGCGACAGGAGCCAGTAACAAAAAATATCGTTTTGAAGAAATTATCGAACACGACTTTGAAGATGATGAAAACATAGATAGCTACATCAACGAACATTGGAACAATGACAGCGGCAGAATGCTAATGGCGACGGCATACGCTTTGAGCCAGAGAATTTACGGTTCGTTCGATTATATCAGTGTAAATTATTCGGACAAGACATTCAGCCGAAAAAACAATCCCGAACTCAACAGATTTTATAATCTGCTATGTAAACTCGGCTATGTGATGAGTGACGAGGAGATACAGCTCCGTGACGGCACACATCCGATTTTTACCTCCGGTGAAGTAAAATAAACTAAATAAGTTAATCACACAACTGCACTTGTGAGATTATATAAATCCCATTTAATACCTTCTTTCTTTAATTGTATTTTCGGGTAGGTGCAGATGCCCGAACAAATTAACCGATAACAAGCTCTGCACAGCTTGTCATATAAAACTCGTTTACTCCTCTTTAAATAAATTCTGACATTGAAAGCGGAGCAGGTGCAGATGGTCCGCTTTAGGTGAAGGAAATGGCATCAATCAAAGTTAAATCCGAATACAAAAAACTTGTCAGCTTATTTAACAATTTGACAGGATCAAGGTCATTGTGGCAAGTGTTCAACGATTGCATAGAAATGTTTGCGCTAAGCATTCAGAATACTTTTTGCTTTGGTCAAACATTTGAAAAAAACGAAAATCGCTATAAAGACATCACCAAAAATTATAGTGAAAGCGAAATTGAAACAATTGTAAAAATTTTCGCCGAGATAACTAATGCACTCGAAGCAAATCCATTTCAAGATTTTTTGGGGGATTTGTATATGCAACTTGATATGGGAAGCAGCGCTCTTGGACAATTTTTCACACCGTACACCGTATCTTATGCAATGGCGGAAAGCTCGTTTGACGAGAAAAATGCAAAAGCTGAATTATCCCAAAAAGGATATATCTCGGTTCTTGAGCCTACGGTCGGTGGCGGAGCAAATGTAATTGCGTTTTGTGAGGTGCTGAAAAATCATGACATCAATTATCAAACACAATGTGTCATTGTCTGCCAAGAGCTCAGCAAATCAACTGCTCTGATGTGCTATACAGCACTGTCGCTGATAGGTTGTGCAGCGGCGGTTAAAATTGGAGATAGTTTGAGTGATCCATATACGAACTATTTTGCTGAGCGTTCTAAAGGTGCTGAAATTTGGACAACTCCAATGTTTCACATTCAAAACTGCTATAAGAAGGTATGAATCTATGCAAGAAGAGGCGCTTTTACAAATCATTAAAAAACAGCTTAATGAGATCGTAAGGTGGTAGATTTACAAAATGTCGAGGTTAAATAAAACATGGACGGCCGATGAAATAGATTATCTTATTTCTGCTTGGGGCAACGTTAATATGGGCACTATAACAAAACACCTTGATAGATCCGAATGTGCAATAAGGCTAAAAGCCGGTAAGTTAAACTTAGGACCTTTCTTGGCTAATGGCTATAGATACATCACAATAAGCAATCTTTATAAACTCATTCGTCCAAACACTTCTGCCACTTATCTAAAAACATCGTGGGTAAAAAATAGGAATCTGCCTACTCACAACATTTCAAGAAGTTCAAAAACAAATTTCATCGTTGTTTACATAGATGAATTTTGGATGTGGGCAGAGAAAAATCAATATTTTTTAGATTTTTCGAAACTTGGAAGATATCAATTAGGACCAGAGCCCGATTGGGTAAATCCAAAACGAGAGGCAGACATATTAAGGAACAGTTTTATCAAAGCAACTCCATGGACAAGCAGAGAAGATAACCTTCTCAAAGAATTGCTTGTAAAGCAAAAGTATGGATATAAAGAGCTATCACAAATATTGTGCCGTAGCGAAGGAGCAATACAGCGCAGAATTAATGACCTAAACATCAAATACCGACCGATAAAAGCTGATAACCATCAAAAATGGACTGAATCAGAATACACTTTACTTGGCGAAATGATTAAATGCGGAAGCAAATATGAAGAAATATCCGACAGAATCGGTCGATCAGTTAAGGCTATCAGAGGACGTGTGTTCGATAAGTATCTCACGGAAAATCTTGATAAAGTGCGAAATTACATAGGCAACGGAAACTTTGGAGACGGAACGCCTGACAAGCCGTTAAAATACAAGCGACTTATGTCGAACGAAGAAAAAAACAAAGCTAATCTATTGTTATCAATCATCGCAGGAGATTTACGTTGTGTTGCAAAAATGAATTCAAATGTTGATGAGGAATACAGTGAATATTGGCAAAAGGATATGTGCTTGAATTGGAGCAATATCAAAGGCTGTATTGCATGCGAAAAAGATTGCGACAGTTGCACATCATTTAAAAGAATACCCGTACAACATTGTAAGCGTTGTGGAAAAGATTTTTTTGAACGAAAAAGTGCTGATTTTTGTAGCGATTGCAGGTCAGCTCGCCTATATCAAGCGCGAAAAAAATATGCAATACTGCAACAAAAGCAAAACCGAAAGTAAAGAAGGCGTATCTATGGATGATAAAACAGAATTCGTACGAATGGCAACAACACAATGCCTAAAGTATATGTCTGTGAATGAGGCAAACAAGGTTGAGCAAATTTTGTCAGTCTTGTTGACAAAATATTCTCTAAAAAAAGAAACCTACGCTTTATCCACCGAAACAGTTACTCCGAATCAAAAATTAGTAAATACTTTTTTAGCCATTAAAAAAATTAGTGGTTTAACTGACAAAAGTCTAAAAGCTTATAACAATGAAATACAAATGATGCTTAAAGCAATAAATAAGCCTATCGCAGACATTAAGGTTAATGATATTCGTGCATACCTTGCTTTTGAACAATTAAATAAAAATGTATCAAACAGTTATCTTGATACAAAATTAAGATACTTAAAATCATTTTTTAAAACACTGAGAATTGAAGGCTACATACCAAATGATCCGGCAGAAAAAATCACAAAAATAAAAGCTGAAAAGGTAATCAGAAAGCCGTTTACACCGATTGAAACCGAAAAAATTAGAGATGCTGCCGGAAAAGATTTGAGGTTGAAGGCAATCATAGAATTTCTATTATCGACAGGATGTCGAGTTACAGAAGTGGAAAATGCAAATCGCAGTGACATTAAAGATGATAAACTGATTATCACAGGCAAGGGTAACAAACAAAGATACGTATATCTTAACGCACAAGCAAAACTTGCTTTGGAAAAATACGAAAATACGAGATCAGACACCAACAATGCTTTGTTCGTTAGTAAAGTTAAAATAAAAGGTGAATACAAAAGGCTTGAAAAAGGACAAATAGAAAATATCATTCGTGAGCTTGGTAAAGACATTGGAATTGAAAATTGTCACCCACATAGATTCAGAAGAACCATGGCTACCGATGCCCTTAGAGCCGGCATGCCAATTGAACAAGTATCACTAATGCTTGGCCACGAAGAACTGACTACAACACAAATATACGCAAGATCTGATGAATCTGATGTTTATCAGGCACATCAAAAATATGTTAGATAAATAGGAGTGATAATATTGGCATTCCCCGAAAAATTAAAAGCGTTAAGGCTTAAACATAAATTAACGCAGGAAGAATTAGGTGAAAAGCTCTATTTGAGCAGGGCAAGCATTTCAAGCTACGAAATTGGAAGAAATGAGCCTACTATCGAAACCATAATAGCTGTATCAGATTTATTTAATGTTACGACAGACGAACTGCTGAAATGAGGTGTAACAATGAAAATAAAAAAAAAGCATTCGACATATGTAAAAAGAATAAAGTTATTTCAATCTTTGGTAACGAAAAAGGCGAGCAATGGCTGTCAGACGGCTCTGCGGTCTATCCTATTTTCGGTTTGCCAGAACTCAATGAAGATTACATATGCAAACTCTATGACATCAACGATGCGCAGAGAGATAAGATTAGATTTACAATCAGTCAAGCCAAGCCGTTGATTGATGTTGATGATTGTTCGGCGGATGAAACACCGGCTGAAATGTGGGATATAAGCATTATATACGACGGTAAAGTAATGCTCCCGATTAGCACCGCAGAGGGCTTAATGTTTATTGATAGAGTATATCTTAATCCTTTTGTGGATATGCCAAACGGAACAATGGCACTTGCACTGCGTAAGGACATCGAAGGTACTCCGTACTTCGCTGTTAAATTTGGAATGATTGCATACGGCTTTATATGTGCTTATGAAATTGTTGATGAAGATTTTGTGAGACAATTGGAATCATTATACATTGAAAGCGATATGATTTTGAAAAACAAGAAAGGATGACCTGCCGATGAAGCAGTATGAAGCTGACCAACAGCGGAAGTTATTTCAATGGACGACTTTCATCAGAACCAAATATCCTGAAATTGATTTGATGTTCCACATTCCGAACGGTGGGAGCAGGAATAAGCTCGAAGCGGCCAACCTTAAAAAGCAAGGGGTAAAGGCAGGTGTACCGGATTTGTTTTTACCGGTCAGCCGTGGAGGCTATCACGGATTGTTTATTGAATTAAAACACGGTAAAAACAAGCCAACCGAAAAACAAACTGAATGGCTTAAAAGTCTGAATGAACAAGGCTACGCTGTCGCTGTTTGCTATAGGTGCGAAGAAGCGAGCGAAAAAATATTAAAGTATTTAAAATTAGGTGATATAAATGAGTGAAGAAAAAAAGAGACGAGGTCGCAAGAAGAAACTCGACCGAATAGACAGGATGTGTCTTTACTGTTCTGATTACAACGCAAAGCACGGCACAACTTACAGCTATGGCCAGTTTGTTGCGCAGATAGATGCAGGAAAAATTAAAAGACTTGGGTTATATGATTATGAAGGAGGTCTTGCAAAATGAGTGAAAATGAAAAACCGGTTGCAGCGGAAATGCAGGACAAGCCGACACCGGCAGAAACATTGTCAGAACTCGACCGGCTTGTGATAGGTTTTATTGACGGTGACCTTGATGTGGCTACGCTCAATAGCTTAGATATGTTTAATCGTTGGTTAGTGTTGTCAATGTCAGCCATATACAGTTGCACAAAGATAGGCTTGCTATCAGCCAAGTCTTGTGTCAAGGCCAAATACAAGCTCCTACAAGAGTATCGCAGGTTTAGGACTGACACTTTTTTTGCAAACAAGGAACACATCGAATGGATAAAAAGGACGAAAGAAACTTCTTGCAAATTAACGGAGTTGTCAAAGGCGATTGCCGAACACGATACTAATGTATTGCAAATTGCTTTACAAATAATTGACCTTCTCACAAAGCATGATGTTTATAACAAACTTTTCATTTTGTCAGACGCATCGGATACATATAAAGAAAAATGTTTAAAAACACTAACCGAAAACGATACAGCATTTTTGAATGAGTTCGGCAACATACCTTTTGTGGATTTGCTCTTTAAATTTTACAAGTCAACAGAAGAAACAAGAGCAACTGAAATCTTTAAGGAATTGGATGCTGACAACATCAGAACTGTAGCTTGTCACGTGCCGGTTAAGTCGGATGATTGCCGAGGAATCGCAAAAAGCTACAAGGAATACTTCGGTATTTAAAATAAGGCAATATTCTTGTCGCACGCAAAATCTTAAAGAAAATTCAAATCAAGTTAATCCTATATTAAAAAAGTAATCAAAGCGACGACTTCCGTTTTGATTAAACTGTTACAAAAGAATGCACCAAAAATCAAACACACAATTGCAGCGACAAGGTTGCACAAAGCAGTAGTTCGGTGGTCAGACGGACTACTGCATATTTATATCATCTGACTTTTTAATGCGAAAATAGAACAATAGACAGTCACAAATAAAAGGGTTGAAATACCCTTTAACTATCCCGCTCAAGGAATTAATTAAGTGACCGTTTTAGTTTTTACATATATAATGGGAAGTTTAATATGTTTACATACAAAGCTGAAATTAAATCAGGACCTTTGCTTGAAGTCAAGTATTATAAGTCCATCCGCAAACGAAACAAGAAAAAACTTGCTCGACAAATCAATCAATCTCGAACAAACGAAAAGCAAGCCAAAGCAAATCGTATCAGAGGAGAACAACACACACAGAGGCTTATCCTTTGCAACTTCTCTGAGGGCGACTGGTTCGCAAGGTTCTCCGCTCCGTTTGGTGAATTTACCGAAGATGAATTTGAGAGGGTTGTGTCGAATTTTTTCAAGCGTATCAAACGCAGAACAGATAAAAAACAAATTAAATTTAAGTACATCGGCTACTGCGAATGTGGCAAGCTCGGAAAGAATTGGCATTTGCATATTGTAATTGAGAATTGCGTGCGTGAAATCTTAACAAAATGCTGGCCGTGGAAAAACGGAATCAATTTTACTCCGCTCTACCAAGACGGAAACTATGCTGACCTTGCAAAATACATACGAAAAGATGTCAATGGTAAGAAGCGCTTGAAAACATCTCGCAATCTCAATAAGCCTGAGGTCAAAGTTGTTGAAGGAAAAAAACGAGAATACAGAAAACTCGAACGAGGTGAGGCTTTGCCTTGTCCCGAAGGATATTATTTTTACAAAGACGAAATGTGGATAAATGACTTCACGGGTGCGTCTTTTCATTTTACTTACTTAGCCAATAGCCATAAACACAAGAAAATCGGAGGTGCAAGGATTTGAGAGATACAACAAGAGATTATACAATTGCACAGTTTAGACTTTATGCCTCTCTTGGATTTCCAAGCAAAGCACAGGTTGTAGCTGACAAGACAATGCACCGAGCATTACAACTTGACCTGCTTGCTGTGGCAGACACACTTAATGCCTTGACCAATAGCGGTAAAGACTACATCCGTCAAGCTGTCAGCGCTGTTTATTTTGTTGCACCAACAAAGCCGTTGCACAAAGGTGAAATAAATTTGAGAGTGACCAAGTTTGCTGTCAATAACTATACAGACGAACGCACGGTGTTTCGCTGGCTAAAAGAAGCACGATTGCTTTGCGCAAAACTTCGTGGGCTTAACATTTGTACATATTGCACAAAGAAAGATGTCAGTAGAAGCGATTAAACCTGTTGTAAAATTAAATTGTAATGATAAAACGAAAAGTAACTACGGACTGGATCGTCCGTCAAATCCGTGAGGGCAAGGCATATAGATTTTATTTAACAGCTGACTGGCGAAAAATTCGAGATGCAAAAAAAGCGAAAGAACATTACGAATGCGAACGCTGTCGTGCTGTGGGTAAATACAGCCCGTGCGAGGCGGTACATCACAAGCTGTATCTTAAAGCAAGACCTGACCTTGCTCTTGACATTAACAATCTTGAGTGTCTTTGCAAGGACTGTCATTACAAAGAACATCACAAGTACGAATCGAAAAAATTAAAAGATGAGTTTGCTGAGCGGTGGTGAGCGAAAAAAAGCATACCCCCGGGTAAAAAATCGAAAAATTCTGAGGTTAATGGATAACGGTGTAAAGGCACGACAGTTTAGCTTCGCGCACGCACACGAGGAATTTTTGAGAGAGGAGAAGCAAATGGCACAGATTAAAATTGCAGAAATCAAAGACAGCTTAATTGAGCAACTGACTTTGAAAGGGGCAAACATTGAAGTCTATAGAGATTTAATCGACAGCTACATTTTTTGCACAAAACTTGAACGAAAAATGCAAGCGGACATACACAAAAACGGCTTAACATACAAAGCTATCAGTGCCACAGGCAAAGAGTATATGAAGGACAACCCATCGGTAAAAAATGCAGTAATGTACAACAAACAGCGCTTAGCAATTCTCTCGCAAATGGGGCTGTCCATTGACAAAGTCGAGAGTGATTCGGATGACGAACTGTAAAGTCATAGACGATTACATCGACCTTGTTAAAAGCGGTAAATATCGCGTCTGCCGTGAGCAAATTCAGCTGATAAAGTTTGTTGAAAATGTTTTTGAAAACGAAGAAATCTATGTTGATGAAGAACAGCTTGAAAAGTATTTAGCTTTGCAGAAATATTTTCCTTATCAACTTTTTGAATGGGAAAAGTTTTGCTTTGCGTTGCATAATTGCACATACTCAGCTCCCGGTGTTTTAAGGTTTCCCGACCTTGTACTTATCGTCGGAAGAGGTACAGGCAAAAATGGCTATTTAGGTTTTGAGGATTTCGCGCTTTTAACACCGATAAACGGTATTAAAAATTACGATATTGACATTTGTGCAACATCGGAAGATCAGGCGACTATTACTTTTAACGATATTTATAATGTCCTTGAAGATAACAAAGCCAAAATGCAAAAACACTTTAAGTGGACGAAAACAAGAATTGTAAATATAAAGACAAACTCTGTGTTGCGATATCGGACATCTAACAGTGATACGAAAGACGGCGGTAGACCGGGCAAGGTCGATTTTGATGAAAAACACGCATATGAAAATTACAAGCTTATTGACGTGTTTGTCACCGGTTTAGGAAAAAAGCCACTCCCGAGAACTACGACAACCACAACAATGGGATATGTGAGAGACGGTCCGCTTGACCAAGAGTTTGCGAGAGGCCTTGAGGTTTTGAACGGTGATGCGCCCGATAACGGCACGCTTTATTTTATTTGTCGATTAAATGACGAAAAGGAAGTTCATGACGAGCAAAATTGGTACAAAGCAAATCCAAGCTTGCAATATTTCCCAAACTTACTCCGAGAACTTCGGAAGGAATACGAAAAATGGAAAATTGATCCGAATAATAACCCTTCATTCATGACGAAGAGAATGAATTTACCGCAAGGAACAGAAGCGAATCCTGTAACCTCGTGGGAAAATATCAAAGCTACAAACAGGCCTCTCCCCGACCTTGAGGGCAAGCCGTGTGTTTTTGGCATTGACTACACCAAAACTACTGACTTTTTGGGTATCGGTTTAATGTTTTTGATTGACGGCTCAATCGCATGGAAACCGTTTTCGTGGTATTGCTCACAATCGGCAGACCTTGGACGAATTAAATTTCCTTATGCTCAGCAGCCTGATTTACAAAGGGTTGACGGAGCGGAAATACCTCCCGAAATTGTAGCTGACTGGTTGAGAGAGCAGAAAAAACATTACAACATTGTCGGCGGAGCTTTGGATAATTATCGATACACGCTTTTAAAAGAGCCGTTAATGCAGTTGGGCTTTGAGTGTGACCGTAAAGGACGAAATAACCTTAAACTTGTAAGGCCTTCGGATAAAATACTTGTAGCTCCTCTGATTGCCTCTGATTTTGCAAATCACCGCATTGTTTGGGGCGATTCGGCGTTAATGCGTTGGTACACAAACAACACATCTGCCGTTGAGGATAAAAACGGCAATATCATATATGGCAAAATCGAACCAAAATCAAGAAAAACAGATGGATTTATGGCGTTCGTCGCCGCATATACACAGCTTGATTTGCTGAAACAAAATCAGCCGATGACGGTTGATGAACTCAAAAATTGTTTTAATGCGATTGTATTTTAAAGGCAGGTGAGAAAATGAAAATTATTAATTATTTCCGTAGCATTTTTAGCAAAAAAGATGCCGTTGCAGCGGAATTTAACGAGGACGGCTCGACAGTCGATGAACAGAGGTTTCACCTGACTGAGCTTGCTCTATTTACCGCAATTGATTTTATTGCTCGAAGTTTGGCAAAGTGCGAATTTGTTACCGTAAACAATAACCGAGAAAGTCGCAAAGCTGAATACTATCTGTGGAACTATGCACCTAACAAACATCAAACAAAAATCGAATTTTTTACGCAGGCTGTTGCGAAGTTGATTTTTGATAACGAACTTTTAATTGTTGAAACTGCCGATAATCAGCTTTTAATTGCGGACAGTTTTTCGAGGGCAGAACACGCTTTGATTGACGACACATTCAGCGGCGTTACTTGTCGAAATTTTACATATCAGCGCACTTTTTTAGAGAGCGAGGTAATTTACCTCAGATACAATAACTTCGCTCTTAACGGCTTACTATCGGATATGTGCAACACTTACGAGCAGTTAATGTTATCTGCTCAGGAAAGATATAACAAAGCTGTCGGACATAAAGGCATTTTGGAGCTTGAAAATTACAGCTTTGGTGATGAAAACTTCGCTGAAACTTACAACAAAGTCTTGTCGAAGCAGTTTAAATCATTTTACTCAAACAAAAACGCTGTTATGCCGATTTTTAAGGGTATGAAATATTCAGAACCCTCAACCGATGCAGGAAAAACTACAAACTGCGAAATTAACGATATCCAAAAATTGAGAGCTGAGGCGTACACGATTGTCGGAAACGCTTTGCACATTCCGCCGGCAATTTTAAGCGGTGAAGCCTCTCAACTCTCGGATGCTATGGATTGTGCTATCGGAAATGCAATTGATCCGATTGCAAATATGTTTGAGCAAGAGATTACAAAAAAGAGATTCGGTAGCACCGAATTTAGCAACGGTAATTATCTCTTAATTGACACAACGACAGTCAGACACATTGATGCGATTAGTCAGGCGAATAATCTTGATAAGTCAATTGCCAGCGGTGTGCTGACACCTGCACGGGCTCAAAAATATTGCAATATGCTCCCTTGCTCTGAAACTTGGGCACATACATATTACCTTACAAAAAATTACCAAACAATAGCAAACGCTCTGAAAGGTGGTGAATGAATAAATGAAAAGTAGAAATTACAACATCAAGCAAATTGCAGAAAATCAGAATGTTTTGCAAATTTATCTTTACGGCGAAATCGAGCCGGGCTATCTGGATTGTTGGGGATACTATTACGGCTCAACTACGAGCGCCGAATATATTCGCAAAGCGATTGAAAAAGCAGGCGAAATTGAAAGCATCGAAATCTACATCAATTCCGTGGGCGGATTTGTTAACGAAGGTGTGACAATTTACAATTTGCTCAAACGGCAGAGTGTGCCGGTCACTGCATACATTGACGGTATGGCTTGTTCAATCGCCTCTGTTGTCGCAATGGCGGCTGACAAGATCGTAATGCCGTCAAACACAACAATGATGATTCATCATGCGGTCGGAGGCTGTTACGGAAATGCGAAAGAACATAGAGATTACGCTGAACAGCTTGAAAAAATCAGCACGGCAAGCACAAACTCTTATCTTGTTCACGCAGGCGAAAAGCTTACAAGAGAAAAGCTTGAACCGTTGCTCGATACTGAAACATTTCTGACCGCACAAGAGGCTTTTGACCTCGGTTTGTGTGATGAAATCGTTGATCCTGTCGATTTAACGGAATCAAAAGAAATCGTTAACGATGCACAGCAGAAGAAAAACCCGAAAGCAAAACAGGCAGCGGCAGAGCTTTTAAAAATGCTCGGAACAAAGCCTGAACCGCAGACACCGCCCGAACCACAGGCTGAACCGAAAGAAAAGGACAGCTTTGAATTTTTTGAAGAACTTTTTAAAACCAAAAATTATTTGTAAAGGAAGATGAAAAAATGAAAAATCTTGATTTACTTGCAAACGCAAAAGCACAGTTTGCACAGAATTTTAAAGACGCTTTTGAATCAAAAGACGAAACAAAGATGACAAACGCTCTCAACGAGTATGCGGAGAGCATTCAGCAGTCCATTATTTCCGTTGCTCAGGAAATCGGCGAAACTGCCGACAACACAATCCTTGCCAAGAGAGGATTCAGACAGCTTACAAGCGCAGAGCAGAAGTTTTACAATAATTTTGTCACAGCGGCAAAATCTGCTGATGTTAAGCAGGCACTCACAGGTCTTGATGTTACAATTCCTCAGACGATTCTTGACACCGTGCTTGAGGACATTACCAGCAATCATCCTCTGCTTGATGCGATCGGCATCGAAAACACATACGGCTCTGTTAAGGCAATCTTTGCTACAGACACAAAACAGCTTGCCGCTTGGGGCACTTTAAACTCAAAAATCACACAGGAGCTTGCCGGAACTATTCAGGAAAAGGATTTCTCAACATCTAAGGTAAGCGCCTTTGTTCCGGTTCCGAAGGATATGCTTGACCTCGGCGCAACATACATCGACGCATATGTCCGCAGAATCCTTGCTGATGCGCTTGCCTATGCCCTCGAGGACGGTTTTATCAACGGCGACGGTAACGGCAAACCTATCGGTATGCTCAAAGACCCAGAGGGTGCTGTAAAGGCAGGTGCATATACCGAAAAAACAGCAACAAAGCTCACAAGCCTTGACATTAAGTCGTATATGGATGTTGTTGCCAAGCTTGCGAAGGGCAAGGGCGGCAAGACAAACAACATCACATCGGTTGACCTCATCGTTAATCCTGTGGATTATCTCACAAAGATTATTCCTGCTACAACTGTGCTTGCAACCGACGGCTCGTATAAAAACAACCTCTTCCCCTTCCCGACGAATGTTTATCCGTCAGAAATGGTTGCGGAAGGAACTGCCGTTATTGGTCAGCTTTCAAGATATAAAGCCTGCCTCTCAACAGGTAAGGAAGGTAAGCTTGATTACTCTGACCAATATCAGTTTCTTGAAGACAACAGAGTTTATCTTGTTAAGGCTTACGCTACAGGCTTTTCGCTTCACACAAACGATTTTCTTAAGCTTGATATTTCAGCGCTCAATCCTGCCGAAATCAAGGTAACTATTAATCAGACAGCAACAGCTTAATTTTTCACGGAGGTGTTGAACAATGGAAATCATAAACGATGTAGTTAATATGCTTGATTTTGACCGCGAACACATTGAAACAGATGAAAGTACAAAGTCAAAAATTGAACTGATCATAGCCAATGGAAAACAGCACCTCTGCGATTATAACCCTCTGCTTACTGATGAGGACTTTGAGCGACCGACAAGGGCAAGAAGTTTGTTGTTTGACTATTGTAGATACGCTTACTCAAATGCGGTTGAAATGTTTGACCATAATTTTGAAAACGAAATTTTAAAATTAAGGCAGGAATATGAGGTGCGAATGTATGATACTGAAGAATAACATTGATTTTTTGACATTCAACGACGGACTTGCAAAAATCTACGAAACCGACGAAAACGACGATATTATTGCCGATAGCTTGAAAAAGTATCGTTTTGGCAATGAAAAAATCGGAGTAACTCGGTTTTATGGTGCAAAGCAGAACGATATTGAACTGTCGAAAGTTATCCATATCCACAAAGATGAAACTTTGAGAACGGACATGGCGGTTATCATTGACGGCACACGGTTCAAGATTGAACAAATTCAGCACGATAAAAGCAAAAATCCCTCTTGTTCAATTTTAAGTCTATCGCAAAGAGGTTTATTTGAGGGTGACGAAGATGTTTTTTAAGAATTATGACGAATTTGTTGAACTCATTAAATCGTGTGGATTTAAGTGCGTAGAGGCAGATTACAACAAGTCAACTCCTGCCCCCTATCTTGTTTACTTTAAAGACGAGGAAACGGGAATTTACGCAGACGGTGGATTGCTTTGGAAAAATGCAAAAATCATCATAGAACTTTACACTGCAAGAGATGACCACACAAGCGAAACGAAGTTTGAAAAATGGCTCAACGAAAACGGTTTAGGTTGGAAAAAGCCGAACCGAGCGTGGGACACAACGAATAAACTTTGTGTAAGCTATTACAACCTGAGTGTGATTTTCGATGAGTAATTACAAAAAAGTTGGTATTGACCGCCTCGGAGACGCTCTATCGAAAGAACTGTCAACCTATTCGGCTGATGTGCAAATGGGCGTAAGATTGTTGGTTGATGAAAAAGCCGAAGAACTTAAAAACGAAATCAAAAAGAATGCACCTGTAGGCAGAAGAAAAAAATATCGCAAATCGTTTAGAGTTAAAATCACAAACGAAACATTTAGATTTTATGAAAAAACGGTTTATGCTGCTAAACCTGAGTACCGGCTTACACACCTCCTCGAAAAAACTCGTAAAAAGAGGGGCCAAAAAGGCGGAACGGTACAACCGAAGGTGCATATTGCTCCGGCTACAGAGAAAATTCACGGCGAATTTGAAGCCGGAATAAAAAAGCTCATTAAATCATCGGAAGCTATGGGCGGCGGTGATTTGAGCAGCATAAAAAGAATTTAAAACATAAGGAGTGTTTATTTTATGAACAAAACCATTAGAAAAGTTGGTTATGCTACGCTGACAGAAAGCAGCACAGGCGAAATCACATACGGTAAGCCCGTGTGGTTTAAGTCTGATGAAGCAGGCGGCAGAAGTATCGGTGCAGAGCCTATCGGCGATTCGAACACGATCTACGCTGACGGCTTGCCTATCATTGTAGCAAGTGCGAATGGCGGCTATACAATCAGTCTTGAGCTTATTTCAGCAGTCGACGACATCGAAAAAGATTGGTTCGGCAATGATGAAGCAACTGAGGGCGGTATCATCGAAAAGGGCGGTATCAAAGTAATGCCGAGATTTGCCCTCCTTGCAGCAAAGGAAACATACAAAGGCGACAAGCTCTACGAAATTGATACATATTTCGACTGCGTAGCTGCAAGAGCCAGCAGGAACGACAAGACATCAGAAGGTAACTTCGACCCACAGTTCCCGACCTTTACGGTCACAGCAAAGCCACGGCCTGACAATGACTTTGTACGCTATACATCTTATGCCGACACTCTGCCCGAAAGCGTTGTAGTGCCGACTGTTAAGGCTGCAAAATCGGCAGTTCCTACAGATCAGGCCTCATCAGACAACACAAAGGCGGTTAAAGGCTAAGTTATGAAAGACACAGTTGTTATTAACGACAAAAATGTTGAGGTTGAGGTCACAGCATATACAATGCTCATCTACGAGGACACATTTAAAGGTCACAGTTTTTTGCGTGATACAGACAGTGTGCTTGTTAAAAATCTCAACGATGTGAAATTTGGTTCTGCCGTAAAACTCTTGTGGGCAGCGGCAAAGACGGCAGACGATACAATCCCCAATTTTAAGACTTGGGCAAAAGATATCAGTATTAAGGATGCTATTTCGGCGACAGACACAATCATCAATCTCATTGTTGACAGCCTTAAAAGCGACAGCCCAAAAGTGACAGCGACAGCGACCTAAACGGATTTAAAACTTTCCTGACGGCGAAAGAAGTCTTATCTTATGCCGTCAGGAGTGGTCTGACTGTCGCTGATCTACAGAAATTTACAATAGGTTTTGTGCTTGATTATGTCGAAACATATTTCGCATTACGAAACAATAAAAACATCCACGAGGATGAAGAAAAATTTCAGAAGATGAAATCTGTATTGCCTTTCGTTACAGAAAGATTTGAAAACAAAGAAATCTCGGAAGAGCAGTACAGCGAGTTTATGAACAGATATAAGAAATTGGAGGACAGATATGGCATCTACGATTAAAGGTATTACCGTCAAAATTGCCGGAGATACAATGGATTTACAAAAATCCTTAAAAGCTGTACAGTCCTCATCGGCGAGCTTACAGAGCGAATTGTCGGCTGTTAACAGACAATTAAAGTTTGATCCTGAAAACACTGTTTTGCTTACACAAAAGCAAGAAGTGTTAAAGGAACAAATTGAAAACAGTAAATCTGCCCTTAAAAAGTTACTTGATGTGCAGGATCAGGTTGAAGAACAGGCAAAAAACGGCGAAATTTCGACGGAACAGTACAGAGCTTATCAGCGTGAAGTTGAAAAAACCAAAAGCAAACTCAACTCCTTTAACGAACAACTCGACAAGACAAGAGACGAATTTGATAAAGTCGCCAATGGGGTTGAAAACCTTGAAAATAAGTCGAATAAAACAGATTTGTCAAAAGTCAAGAAAGAAATGGATGAGGTTAAATCCTCAGCCGACAACCTTAAATCTGCCGTCGGTGACGCATTAAAAGAAGCAGGCACAGCGGCAACGGCAATTGGCGGAGCTGTTACAGGCGCAATTGTAAGCGCAAACGGGGAGCAAAAGGCTCTCAATTCTTTGCAGGCGCAAGCAGGCTTGACCGCCGAGGAGATGACAAAGTACAAAGATGTCCTTGAAGATGTTTACAAAGGAAATTTCGGCGAATCTCAGGAAGAAGTTGCAAATGTCCTTGCTTTAATTAAGCAAACGACAAATGAGACCAATCCGAGCAAGCTCAAAGATATGACCGAAAATCTCTTTACTTTAAGAGATACTTACGATTATGACTTTGTGGAAACCCTACGAGCTGTCAACATGCTTATGGAGCAATTTGGTGTAACAGGTGAAGAGGCTTTTAATCTCATTGCACAGGGCAGTCAAAAAGGCCTTAACAAAAACGGCGATTTGCTCGATACAATCAATGAATACTCCGTACATTATAAGCAACTCGGCTATGATGCAAATGAATTTTTTAATTCGCTTGAAAATGGTTCAAGTGCAGGAACTTTCAGCGTTGACAAGCTCGGCGATGCTATGAAAGAGTTTGGAATCCGCTCAAAAGACACAGCAAGCTCAACCACGGAGGGATTCGAGCTTATTGGACTTGATGCCGATAAAATGCGCGAAAAGTTTTCCAAGGGCGGAGACAGTGCGAAATCAGCAACATCAGAAGTCCTAAAGGCTCTTTTTAGGCTGGACGATAAGGTCAAGCAGAATCAGGCAGGCGTTGACCTCTTCGGTACGATGTGGGAAGATTTGGGAATTGACGGCGTAAAAGCCTTAATGAAAGTCAATGGCTCTGCCGACAAGACCAAAAATACCATGAAAAAGATTAAAGACATCAAATATGATGATGTCGAAGCCGACTGGGCAAGTCTTGGCAGAACGGTACAAACCGATGTTATCAATCCTATTGGCAAATCATTATTCCCCGAAGTAAAAAAACTTTGTAAATTTACGAGCAAGCATACAGATGATATTATTCCAACGCTAAAACAGATTGGTGTTTTAACTACTGCTATTTGGTCGGGTAAAAAGACCACTAAAATAGTTACAGAAATCAAAAGTCTGTGGGGAGCTTACAAGTCCTTGAAAGCGGCGACAGATGCCGCTAAAATCTCACAGGAGGGACTTAACACTGCTCAAAAAGCAAATTTGTGGGGATTAGTTGCAGGTTTAGTTGTTGGTGCTATAGGCGAAATTTGGGCATTTTCAGAGGCTAACGACAGTGCAAAACAATCCCAAGAAGAACTTAACGAAGCTCAGGAAAAAGCAAAAGAAGAAATCAAAGAGCTTAAAGATGCCAACGATGAATATGTGCAGAGCAAAAAAGATGCAGCGTCTGAGGTTGACAGCGAATTTCAATATTATGACGATTTGTGGGGCGAATTGCAAGGCATTGTAAATCAAAACGGCAAAGTCAAAAAAGGCTACGAGGATAGAGCAAAATTTATTACCAATGAATTGAGCCGAGTTACAGGCGATGAAATCACTTGGAACGGCAATGTTATTCAGTCCTATAAAGACCTTAAAGGCTCAATTGATGATGCACTTGAATCAAAAAAAGCGCTTGCAATGCTATCGGCACTTGAAGAGCCCTATCAAACTGCTGTATCAGGCTTAAAAAGCGCAAAAAATGATGTTACAAATGGTTATGTAGCAAAAAAAAGCGCACAAAAAGATGTAGATTTAGCTAAGGCGAAAGTTACACAAATGAGTGTCACTGGGCTTTCACCAAGTCAAATGGCTTTGAAATATGCAGGCTGGGGGTTTGAAAACGGCAAAATATCTCAGCAGTATTATCAAAAAATACTCAAAGATTTTCAAAATGGCGAAAATATGTATAAACATTTTGAAGATTTATCAAAATCCGTTGGAAGAGCTTACAGCGAGGCGCAAAATGAAGCTAAAAACAATTTAAAGGCTAAACAAATAGAGTTTGACAAAGCAGATGGCAAGTATAAGGAATATCAGAAAAAAGTAGTTGATTATAACACCACAATCCAAAATTATGAGAATCTCACAGCGGCAAACGCTAAAGGTAACACCAAAGAAATTAAAGCCGCTATGTCGGACTTATCTAACAACATTGTTACTTATACCACCGGTAACAAAGCTGCTCTTGAACAGCAGGTCAATGATTTTAAGACAAATGCCGAGAATCTAAGAGCGGCATACAAAGACGGTGTTGAAGGCGTAACAAAAGACCAAGTTGAAGAAGCCGAAGAATTGCAGGAAAGAGCAGAAATTGAGCTTGCTAAATACACCGATATGTACGGCACGGTTGCCGCAATTGCTACGGGTAAAGCTGACGAAATCAACGCACAGCAGAAGAAAATCAAAGAAGGTTTTATTGATGCCGAAACAGGCTCGAAAGAGAGCCTTGAAAATCAGCTCACGAACTTTACTGCAAACTACGAACTCTTAAAAACTGCAATGGCTGAAAATCAACCGGGCGTAACCCAAAAAATGGTTGATAATGCAAAAGAGCTTGTAGATAAGGCAACCGGGGAGCTTAAAAAACTTGAAGGAAATAGTAAAGATGCGGCTGAAAAAGGCGTTAACGGAGCTGCCAACACGCTTGAAAGTAAAGATTCGAAGGAAAAACTTGAAAAAAGCGGTAAAACTGTAAAAAGAGCAGTAAAAAAAGGCGTTGGGGATACATACGCAGACGGCAAATCATTAGCCGAAATGTTTGACCAAGGTTATTTTGACGGCATAATTGATATGTTAGTTACATTATTCGGCGGTGAAGATAATCCAGCCGCACAAATGGTTAAGGCTAATATTACAGCGGCTGCAAAAGCGCAGGATTCACGCTCACCAAGCCGAAAAACCCGAAAGTTAGGCAGATATTTTGGCGAAGGTTACCGCCTTGGTATTGAGGATGAAATTGAAGAAACACAAAAGACGGTAAGGTCTTTAACATCGAGAGCCCTGTCAGCGGTTGAAGGTAATCCAATCGGAGCGGTGAACGATAAATTTGCAGACATTCGCACGCAAAGCCAAAATGCGACAGTAAACGGTCAAATGTTGAAATCGGTGACAAATTTACCTACGATTGAGATTCAATTCACAGGCGATGTCAACATCAATAATGACATGGATGTTGACGAATTTAACCGCCGTGTATCAACTGCAATCGTGCAGACACTTGTCGGTGAAGTATCGAAGTGGGGAGGTTAAAAATGAGGCATAGTTTTACATACAACGGCACTGATTTACGGACAATAGGCTTTTTTATAGCTACACCTCCCAAATATCAAATAGCGAAACGCAGTTTTGATTTTACCTCTGTTTATGGCAAAAACGGCGGAGTGATTTCTGATAATGGCGTCTTTGATAATGTTGAAATGCAAATTGAAGTCAATAGCTATCCATACATTGTGCCAAACGAAAGCAATGCAGAGCTTGTAAGAGCGTTTGCTGAATGGCTTACTGTTTGGGACGGTGAGTATAAAATCTTTAGGGATTCATATAACCCCGGTTATTATACAAAAGCAATTTGTACAGGAATTGAGCCAATAGAAGAGGTTGCCCCCCTTTGCTTGTCAACAACAATAAATTTCAGCCGAGTGCCGTTTTGGTATAGCGACTTAGGACAAGAGATTATCCGACCCAAATTGACCTCAACTCAAAACGCTGAAATCGAAGTCTATAATCCTGAAAATTACACCGCAGAGCCTTTCATCAAGATTATCAATAAAGGCGCAAAAGTTAATCCGTTGACGCTGACGGTTAATGATGGTCAAACTGTAACAGTTAAAACATCATCGGATAAGGATTATATTGAACTTGATTCCGAACAGCAGTCCGCTTCTTTCAACAACGGCACGAGCCTGGCAAACAATTGCATAATCTGCACAGAGTTTCCAAAACTTTTGCCCGGTTGGAACAAAATAAAACTCTCAGGAAAAAGCGCAAATGCGTTTACTGACATTGAAATTAAACCGAATTGGAGAAGATTGTAATGTACCCTATTTTGTATAACATCGCTGACTATTACAAAAATCCAACACCATTGTTTGAATCTAACGGTTTCGGTTTTTTGACCGAATGCACCGAGTTTTTGGTTACAATGGAGCAAAATGGCACATACAGCTTTAGCGCGAAAATAAAAAGCACAGATAAGCTCGCGCCGAAAATTAAAATAACTTCATACGTCAAAGCGAAAGTAAATAATGTATCTGAACCACAGTATTTTTATGTGACCAAAATAGAGGTTGATAAAAACGGTGATTTGACCGTATCAGGCGAACATGTGTCAAGAATGTTTTTCCAAAACGGAACAATTCCTCGTGCAATGGACGGATCGATGTATGGCACGCCAAAAGAACTAATTGACCACTTCATGCGAGATTACAGCCAGGTAGGGAAACCTCTGTATATGTGGTTTACGGAGGCCCCATATAAGTGGTTTAGTTTTAGCTCATCAATCACAGCCAAAAAAAGAATCTCCTTAGGCTATTCACAGGCAGTAAAGTTTGAGGACATTTTCAAAGACGATGACGAAGGGTTGATAAATCAGTTTGACAGTGTTTTGTATTTTAACAATTTTGATATTCATTTTGGAAAAATCAGTACAGCAGGGGCGAAAAATGGCTATCGTATAGCTTTCGGCGCTAATGTGTCAGATTATAAGCAGACTGCTGAAATTGGCAACTACTATACACATGTTATGCCTTACGCACGATGCAACACTACGAATAATAAAGAAGTTGTCGTATCAAGCCCTGCTCCGTATGAAACAGGTTTAAAACGGAGCATAAAAAACACATATTTGTATGATTGCACAAGTAAAATCAAAAAATATACTTTAAATCCAAGCACCGGCGAAAACTACGAAGAAGTCAGAGATGCCTTGCGGAATGCCGTTGCCGATTATAACTATTCAACAGAACAGACAGCGGAAACCCTGAGTATAAGGGTAACTCTTGAAAACGAGCTCACTAAAATGCACGCAATCAAACTTTATGATGAAGTGACGGTTGTAATGCCAGACGGCACGAATTTGAACCGAAGAATTTCAAAAACGGTCTACGATAGTGTATCTCAGAAATACAAAGAAATTACAATCGGCGACTTAAGTATGTCAATGTCTGATTTGCTCAAAATTCAAAGGAGGTTTAGAAGATAATGGCAATTAGCATAAAACATAAATCAATTACAATTGATGTAAATGACCGCAACGCACCGAATATTGTTGCAATTGCAAATGTAAATGACAAAGCAGTCCGCTATCTCGATGTAATGTTGACGGCCAGCGGTGAAAAATTGACCTTTGCAGACTGCACAGTAACTGCAACCTTTGCGACGGACGGATATTTAATTTCAGATTCAGTCGCTTGCACACTGAACAGCACAGCGGATGTTATTACTGTTCCGCTCGAAAATTTCAAGTCTATGTCGGGCTTCTTGGCAATCGAAATTAAGATTGCAAATGGCGAAACGCAGGTGTTAAATACTCCGCTGACCTTAAAAGTTAAAGTCACACCGAGCCTCGCTGAGAACAGCAAGATAGATAGCGAAAGTGCTGGCAGTTTTGCCGAAATCAGCCGAGAGGTTGCCACAGCAAGAGGCGGTCATAATTCACTTGGAGCAAGGCTTAACGGGATTGATTCGTCTGTTTCTGACAAAGCTGATAAAAGCACGGTCAGTCAGTTATCAGCACGAATGCAGACGGCAGAGAAAGCTCTTACAGGCAAGGCAAACGCAACAGACGTAGCCAATGCACTTAAACCAAAAGAAGACAATTCAAACAAAGTGAGCTCCAAAACGGACATTACAGACAGCAGCACTAATTATCCGAGCGTTAAATATCTGAACGATTTCTATTACGACGCAAGCGAAGCCTACTCATCAGAAGAAACGGACAAGCTTCTTGCAACTAAATACGATTCGTCAAATATTGAAAGTGGTACATCAACGCTTACACCATACTCAACCGTTGCAGATAAAATCAAAAGTGCAAACTGTACATATAAGACGATTGGTGACATCGTAATCGTCAGTGCAACGGTCAAAATGAACGCAGTATCTCTTAGCGGCAATAACATGTGTCCGCTGATTGATTTGCCGTACAAATGTATTTCCGAGGACAATGTTTTTTGTGTCGGTATTTCAAACCTTGGCAAGCTCTTTAAATTTGCCATTCCGAAAAATAACACTTGGCTACAGTTTTCGACTCAGGATAAGGCCGCATATACATTCGCAGACGGCGAGCAGATTAATGTAATTTGTTCGTACAAGATTAAATAACGGAGGTATGAAAAATGGAACTTAAAGAAAAAATCACACTCGATATGCTCACAAAGGACAGCGTGTCGGTACTCAGACAGCAGTTTTTGACCTTTAACGGTGAAGAAATGCAGGTCGGCGGAAACATCCGCAACGCATACATGAACAGCAAGACGGGCAGAGAACAGCTTAAAACGGTGCTGTCGGATGAATACTATAACGCTGTCATGGCGGTGTGGGGCGACAATCCAACCGTTGATGAGCCGACAGAAAGCGAGGTGTAAGCAATGAAAGAAAACATTTTACAGGCACTATTTGCCACGGTATGCGGTGCTATTGTCGCATATCTTAACATCTTACTTGTGCCGTTTGCGGTGATGATTGCGGTAATGATTATCGACTATATCACAGGAATGGCACAGGCATACATCAGCCACACGCTTAACAGCCGTGTCGGTGTAACTGGCATTATCAAAAAGGTAGGCTATATCGTAGCCGTAGCGGTCGGTATTGTTGCCGACTATCTCATCAGCTCGGCACTTGTCAACTGCGGAATCGACCTGCAAATTAACTACTGTATCGGCATGATTGTTACGATTTGGTTTATCATCAATGAGTTGATTTCAATTTTAGAAAACCTCTCTGAAATTGGTATTCCATTGCCGAAATTTTTGGTATCAATTGTTAAAAGACTGAAAACCACAGTCGAAGTAAAAACAGATGAAAGCGAGGAATGATTATGAGTAATTCAAAACTTGTTAATTACACAAAATTAAGCCCAAACCACAGCGGTAAACGCACACACAGTATTGACCGCATTACTCCGCATTGTGTAGTCGGTCAGTGTAGCGTTGAAACGCTCGGAAACATTTTTCAGAATACAGCCTGTGAGGCAAGTTGTAACTACGGAATCGGCTATGACGGCAGAGTGTTGCTTTGTGTTGATGAGGGCAATCGCTCTTGGTGTTCATCAAGCAATGCAAATGACCAGAGAGCAGTCACAATCGAATGTGCAAGCGACACGGTAGCTCCGTACACCATGAACAGCAAGGTTTATAACAAACTCGTTGCACTCTGCGTTGACATCTGCAAGCGAAACGGCAAAACTAAACTGCTTTGGTTCGGTAATGAGGACAAGACTTTAAACTATTTGCCAAAATCAGGCGAAATGGTCTTGACTGTACACAGGTGGTTTGCAAATAAATCTTGCCCAGGTGACTGGCTTTATAACAGGCTTGGCAATCTTGCAGACGAAGTAACCGCACAACTCGGCGGTAAAACATCAAATAAGGAGAATGAGGAAATGATTAAATACGGCGCACACAATACAGCAACACTCGCATTTAAGAAGCAGTTAATTACGCTTTATAACATGAAAATTATCAAGACAAAAGTCGATAATTCAAACGGTTTCGGTGACGGCACTTTAAAGGCTGTTAAAGAGGCACAGAGAGCAGGTAAGGTCACAGTTGATGGCATTGTAGGTGAGAAGACAATCAATGCTATCTATCATCTCATCAATGACGGTATCAAAGCCAAAGACACCAAAATCGCCAACGCAAAAAAGGCACTTGGCTGATTAAACTCTAAAGGACATTCTTAATGTCTTGACAAACACATAATTGCAGAAAAATTCCCCTCATCCGCCGTAAAAAGCGAGTGAGGGGAGTTTGTTATTTGCTATTATTTTTTTTCTGCGATTCTTTCAAGCTCACGAATTATGAGCTTTTCGACATATGTGGGTGGCGTTCTTGTGCCGGTTTCCCAGTTTTCAATTGTCCTTTTGGGAATTTCAAAAACTTCGCTCATTCTCTGTTGAGTTAGTCCAGCGCTGAGCCTTGCTTCTCTAATCGTCAACTTTATCAACCCCTTTCATAAAACCGTCAATCCAAATGACCTTGCCGGTCTGATATCGGCGGAAGTGCCCTCTAACCTGAAACACACCTTCGGGGCTTCTGTGACGACCAACCGAGGCAGCATATAATTGATTCTGAAAAGGTCTGAATACAATTGTTTTGTTGCCTTTTTGATTTTTCCCGACTGCTGAAAATTCTCGCTTATCTCGGTCAAGAAAATTCCCATACCACAGAAAAGCGTTTGTGTGAACATACGAAGTTATCAAAATCATCATCACATTAAGCTGTTCTTGGCTCATTTCAGTTTCTTCTGCAATTTTATAATGAATTTGAAAATCGTTCGCACCTTCGGGAGTAGGGAAGAACTCGCCTTTGGCGAACAGTTTTTTGTTGATTTTCAGAGAGAATTTTCTTTCAAGTCCTTTCGATTCGACATATAGTACGTATTCAGGATTATCTTTTTTGCGTATTTCACATTTTTGGAAAAACGGTTCAGCTAAGGAACATTTCAATCTGTCTTTGTCAGCCCATTCTCTAAGATAAGAGTAGGCTGATTTTTCAATGTATATGGTGTTCAAGGTGAGTTAACTCCTTTTTTATTTTGAATTTATATACCCACATTTTAGATTCCTACAAAGTTCGTCTGACACTTCTTGCAAATACTCTTTTGTTGCAATCGTGATTTCATTGATGATTCCGTTGTAATCTCTTGCAACAATTTCTTTGCTTGCTACTCCGAAATTTACATTATTGATATTTTCAAATTCAACGACTAACTTGTCTACACTTTCACCGATTGCGGATTTTTTCCATCTTCTGAGGTAACTGATGTTATTCAGCACAAATTCGCCCTTGTTGCTTTCAATCAAATTTAAAATTTCTTTTTTCATAATTTTTATCTCCTTTATTAAACGAAGTCTGACCAATGGTCGTTGAAAAGCTCAACTGCTCTGTCATAATCATCTGTATAGATTACTTTGTGATTTGACTGTTCAGAAACCTCTTCTTCAACAAGAACAGACTTCGGAATCCACATTGTCTTACGCTTGTAACAACCAACATTAAGCATTGCATATACGGATTTTTCTGTTTCTTTCAAAATTGCAAAGACATAGCACATTGTGATGTTCTTGCCAAGTTCATTTGCTACCTTATTAGCGAACCAGTCTTTGACGGTAATTTCTTTGTTTTCTGTTCTTGTCATTTTGATTTCCCCTTTCTTTATTGTATCTATATTATATCACCCAATGAGTGATATGTCAAGTGTTTTTTAAAAATATTTTTAGAAAAAGTAAATATTTTTTAATCGTTCCAGTTACTACAGATTTACTACAGACACGGTTTAAAAAGTCCGAAATTGCCGATAAATACTGACTTTTTTTAAATAAAGCGCATGACTGTTAATCATGATGTCACTGGTTCGAGCCCAGTTGGGGGAGCCAGAACAGAGTAGTCTTTTGACTACTCTGTTTTCTTTTTTATCTAAATTTACTGCTAAATCAGGCGAAAAGGTGAACGTTAAGAAAACAGTCCTGTGGACTGTTTGGCTCTATGTCAATAGTTGGGGTAGCATTAAAACAGAATAATTGAAATTGACAAGTGGTGGTTGTTTAAACTGTCGCTTGTTTTGTATTGTTTTTTGCTGATTTGAGTGAGAACATATGTAGAATGCGGTTGCGGAAGCGGTTGAAATCTCTGTAACCATACGCATTTCTTTTTAGGACTTTAATTTTGTTGT